ATTTGAAAGGATCTGATAGACCTGATACCTTACGTGGTGTTGGTCTTGCTTATGTTGTACTAGATGAGTACGCTTCTATGAAACCAAACGTGTGGGAACAGATTATTCGTCCTACTCTTGCGGACGTACGTGGTGGTGCTTTGTTCATTGGTACTCCAGCAGGTAAAAACCACTTCTATGATATTTATACAGACTCGATGGAGCTAGATGACTGGGATTCGTTTCAATTTAACTCGACTGATAATCCGTTTATTCCAGATGATGAAATCGAAGCAGCAAGAACCTCAATGTCATCGATGTCTTTCAGACAAGAATTTGAGGCATCGTTTGAGACGTTCACAGGTGGTGTATTCAAAGAAGAGTGGTTTAAGACCGAAGAAGAGCCTGAAGAAGGATCGTATGTAATTGCTATTGATCCTGCTGGATTTGAAGCCATTGAAAAAGAACGAAATTTAAAACGGAGTAGGCTTGATGAAACCGCTATTGCCATTGTTAAAATTGATCGAGATAAGTGGTGGGTTAAAGATATACTTCATGGTCGTTGGAATATTAAAGAAACTGCCAAGAAAATCCTAAAATCAGCATTAATAGTTGAATCTTCGACTGTTGGTATTGAGACTGGTTCATTAAGAAACGCTATACTGCCATATCTTGAAGATGAGATGCGAACTTGCGGTCAATATGTGTCAATTATCGAAATGAGACACGGTGGTAAGAAGAAAATAGACAGGATTGTGTGGTCGCTACAAGGAAGAATGGAATATGGACAGATTACGTTCAATGAAGATAGAGATTGGAGACCCTTTGTGTCACAACTCGTTGATTTTCCTAATAAATTGTCGCATGATGATATGTTAGATGCTCTTGCTTACATTGATCAGGTTTCTGTAGCTGACTTTGCACATACAATAGAATTGGATGATGACTGGCAACCCGAAGACGAGGTTGCTGGCTACTAAGAGTAGAGGGGAACTCGGAAACTCCCACTGATGAAGCAGCCTTAAATTAAATATCCAAATACTACGGGTGTTAATGAAAGATAACTACTGCGAAGACCGAACTAACTACTTGATTATTAATAACAAACCGCTAATTTACCTAAAAAGGTCAATGATGTTGTTATAATATGATATATTACGACTAAATTTCTATGGAAATCAATCACTTATGTTCGATGATAAAGAAACTCAATATCAAGCACTAGCCTCTTGGCTAAGTTACAGGTTAGAAGGTTGGCGCACTCACCGTGATATTAATTATGTCGATAAGTGGGATGAATACTACCGTCTTTGGCGTGGTATCTGGCAACAGTCTGATAGAATGCGTGGTTCTGAGAAGTCTCGAATCATTTCTCCTGCGTTACAACAAGCAGTTGAGGCATCAGTTGCTGAATTAGAAGAAGCTACATTCGGTAGAGGTAAATGGTTTGACTTACAAGACGATTACCTAGACCAAGACAAGTCAGATGCTGACTATATCCGTAATTTACTACAAGAAGATCTTGAAAAGACAGGTGTTAAAGATGCAATCTGTGAAGTTTTCTTGAATGCTGCTATATATGGTACTGGCATTGGTAAGATTGTAGTTGAACAAAACATAGAGCGTGTTCCTCAGGAAGTTCCTGTTGAAGGCACTATGACTACTACTCGTTCATTACTTGAAGTTCCAGTAATAGATGTAAAAATCGAACCTATTTCTCCAAAGGAGTTCTTAATTGACCCAGCTGCAAACTCTATCAAGGAAGCTTTGGGTGTCGCGCATGAAGTCATTAAGCCAAGGTATCATGTTTTGGATGGTATTAAGTCTGGCATCTATCGTGATGTTCCCTTGGATGGTGATTATGATACTATTCGCTTTGGTTTCGACCCTGAAACTAAGTTGGCAGATGAGTCGGACTCGGTTAAGATTACTGAATACTGGGGTCTTGTACCGAAACGCTTTCTTAAAGCATCCAAAGATGATGATGATTTTGAATATTCTAAGAAAGATGAGCTTGTCGAAGCTGTAGTTACACTAGTAAACGATCAATACATCCTAAGAGCTGAAGAAAATGCCTTTATGATGGAAGATAGACCTTTTATTAGCTACCAGCATGACATTGTTCCAAATAAATTCTGGGGTAGAGGCGTTTGTGAGAAGGGTTACAACCCTCAGAAAGCACTAGACACTGAAATGAGAGCTAGAATTGACTCTCTTGCCCTAACTACCACACCTATGATGGCAGCTGATGCTACCAAACTACCTCGTGGTATAAAGTTTGAGGTTAGACCTGGTAAGACTATACTAACGAATGGTGACCCAAGACAAGCTTTAATGCCTCTGACTTTGGGAACTACAGACCAACAAACCTATAACCAGGTTGCCTCACTTCAAAACATGATTCAAATGGGTACTGGCTCATCAGACATGGGTTCAGCTGAAAGAGCTACCTCTGCTGGTATGTCAATGACCCAATCTGCTGCAATCAAACGTCAAAAACGTACATTAATGAACTTCCAGAACACTTTCTTGATCCCTATGATCAATAAATCTATGTGGCGTAAGATTCAGTTTGATGTAGATCGTTATCCTGTGTCAGATTACAAGTTTGTTCCATACTCAACTATGGGAATCATGGCTAAAGAGCTTGAATCAACGCAAATGGTTCAAATGTTACAAGCTATTCCTAAAGATTCACCTGCTTTCAACGTTATTCTATTGTCAATGGTGCAGAATTCATCAATGCACAACAGAGATGCTATTGTTAAGGCTCTTATGGAAGGCAATCAACCTAATCCTGAGCAACAACAGATTCAACAGCAAGGTATGCAGTTACAGATGCAACAAGCTCAAGCTGATATTCAGAAGACTATGGCTGAAGCTGAAGAAGAAAAAGCTAAAGCAATCAAATGGCACGCTGAAGCAGCGAATTTACAGCCAAATGAGATCGATATTCAAGAGAAAGTGCTTAAATTACAGAAAGATGCTATTGGTTTACAGAAAACTCAAGCAGATATTGACAGTAAGAACATGGATACTGATAGAACTTACCCAGAAGTAGACCATTTACGCTCAGAAACAGCCTTAAACATGGCAAATGCGCGCAAAATCAGTCAAGAAACTGCAATTAATCAGTTTATTCAATGAAATCAGACGATCAATTTATAAAAGATAGAATAGATTTATTCTCAACCGAAGGTTGGTTAGATCTTATGGCAGAATTAGAACTTATTGAAGACAGCACTCGAGATATCGAGAATGTTGACAGTGAAGAATCTCTTTGGGATGCCAAAGGGCAGTTAAAGGTACTAGGTTATTTGCTTAGCTTAGAATCCGCAACGCAAATAGCCGTGGAACAATCGAGTCAAATCGACACCACACATTAAGTAACTTCATAACCCTTCGGGGCGGAGACCAAGTATGAGTATAGTAGTAGATGAAACACCACAAGCGGTAGAACAGGTAACAGAAACGATGGAAGTTATAGATATTCATGAGCAGGTAGTCTCTGAAGACGTGCCTACCCAATCTGAATATACACCTCCTGAGAAGTATGCTGGGAAAACTTTAGAGGATGTTATCGCCATGCACCAGAATGTTGAAAAAGCATTCGGTAAGCAAGGTCAAGAGGTTGGAGAACAGAGGCAAATGATACAGTCACTGATGGACTCTCAATCTCAGGCAAATCCAACTACTGAAACAATGGAAGAGACTGTTAATTTCGAGGAAAATTTCTACGATGACCCTGCTAAGGCAGTAAATTCAGCGATAGAGAATCACCCTGAAATTATCAAAGCTCGAGAAGGCAACGTTAAGTCAGCTCAACAGGCTAATTTAACACAGTTAGAAGTTGCACATCCTGATTTTATGGATGTTGTAGGTGATGCTGGCTTTCAAGAGTGGGTAGGAAAGAGTGCTATACGCACTGAGCTATTCCGCAGAGCTGATGCAACCTATGATTTTGATTCTGCAAATGAATTATTGGGAACTTGGAAACAAATCTCAATGATTGGTAAGACTAAAGAAGCAAATGAAGTAGAAGCTGAGAAGCGAAGTAAGGCAATGCGACAAACTAGTTCAGAAACTCGTTCTTCAGGAGATTCTGTTGGTGGTAAAAAGATGTATCGTAGAAGTGATTTGATCACTCTACAAAGAACTGACCCAAACAGGTATGAGGCACTCGGTGACGAGATTATGGCAGCATACGCTGAGGGCAGGGTTAAATAATAATACTCAATAACAGGAGAAATTGATATGGCATTAGGCTCAAATCAAGTAACAACAGCGGTAGCTGGTAATTTCATCCCTGAACTATGGTCGGATGAAGTTATTGGTGCATATAAAGCAAACTTAGTATTAGCTAATCTAGTAACTAAGCTATCTCACAAAGGTAAGAAAGGTGATACTATTCACATTCCTAAGCCTTCTCGTGGCACAGCTTCTGCTAAAGCAGCTAATACACAAGTAACATTAAGCGCTTCTACAAACACTGTAGTAGACATTTCAATCAACAAACACTACGAATACTCGAAGTTAATCGAAGACATCGCTGATGTTCAAGCTTTAGCTTCTATGCGTAAGTTTTACACTGAAGATGCTGGTTATGCACTAGCTACTCAGGTTGATGATGACTTGTTTACTGCTGCACAAGCGCTAAACGGTGGTACTTTAGTATCAGGTTCAACTGGTGCTGCTGGTACAGCTGCTGCAATCACTGATGCAGGTATCCGTAAGATGATTCTTACTTTGGATAACAACGATGTTCCTATGGACGGTCGTTCTTTAATCCTACCTCCAGTTGCTGCTTCAACTTTACTAGGTCTAGAGCGTTTCACTGAGCAAGCTTTCATTGGCTCTGGTGATGCAATCAAGACTGGTAAGATCGGTAACATCTATGGTATGGAAGTTTTCGTATCATCTAACTGTCCTGTATCTGGTTCAAACAGAGTAGGCGTTATGCTTCACAAAGATGCTTTAATCTTAGCTGAGCAAGTTGGCTTGCGTACTCAAACTCAGTACAAGCAAGAATACTTAGGTGATTTATTCACTGCTGACACTATCTACGGTGTAGGTGAGTTACGTGACGATGCTGGTGTATCGTTCGCAGTACCTGCTTAATCTATAGTTAGTTAAGCGTAGCCCTTGTCTAGATGAGAGGGCTATTCTGAATTAATTATGGATTAAATATGCCACTTTTCTCATACACGTGTAAAAACAACCATAGTGCTGATAGTGTGGTATCCTATAACAATCGCGAAGAACCTCAAGTCTGCTCTGACTGCGGAGAACCTTCTTACTTTAAGCAGACGTTTTCTAGTACATTCCAATATGGTAAAGACTACAGCTCATACGCAGCCGATAGTCATAGATGGAATTTACGTGAAAACCATAGACTAGGAAAGGGTTAGAATGGCAATTGATAGAGGACAAGGCATAGCGATATCTAAGGAGTTAGCAGACTCTTTTGATATTCAAGGTTTAATCGATGAAGTTAAGATTGCACAAAAGGCAGCAGACGTAGCTCTTGCCAACCTAGATGATGCAGAAGTTTTCGCAAAATTATCAGTTAAAAGTTCAGAGTCAAGTGAAGTTAGTAACATTGCTTCAGAAAAAAGCGCTGAACTCTCCGTAGCTTCAGCAGAAATTGCTGTTATCAATGCTAGACAAGCAACACTAGATGCAACAAGTGCGTTAAATTCCGCTATAGCCTCTGAGACGAGCAACAAAGCCTCTGGAGGACATTCAGCAGATGCATCCAAGTCAGCGTTAGCTTCGGCAACAAGCGCAGCTGCAGCAGCAAATACATACGATGCTTTCGATGATAGATATTTAGGTTCTAAAGACGTAGCTCCTACATCTGACAATGATGGTGATCCTATTATTGCTGGAATGATCTATTTCGACAAAACAGAAAAAGCAATGATGGTTTGGGATGGGTCTGAATGGATTGTCTCATCATCGGCTACTAAGTCAGCACTCCATATCTACGAATTCAGTATTAAGAATAATTACGAAGGTACTGAAAACCTATCCATTACAGGTACAGATGATAATGGCATGGAACTTTCTCTAACTCCAGGGTCTGAAATGGTCACTCTAAACGGAGTTGTTTTAGCAAGTGGTTCAGACTATAGACCAGAAATTAGGAATGTCACAGTATTTGGTGGAGTTAGTATTGGTGATGAGATTAAAATCTATTCATTTAGATCTTTCGAATTAGCAGATCATTACTCAAAGCTTGACTCAGATGGCAGGTTTCTTAATGTAGATGAAGTTGGAGTGGCATTTGTAGCTCCAGATGGCGATGGCTCTCAACTACACACTATAACAGTTAGACCAGACTATATAACTCAAGCTCATTTAAAAGAAGATGATGAATTAGCTATAAAGTTAAAGGGTATTGCTAGAAATGCAAATGAATATAAGCACCCCTCTTATCATGCTGTTTCAATGATCTTACTAGATCTTACAGATAGCGAAGTAACACTTCAAGATTTATTGGATGATAAGCCGAGTTCAATTGAGCATTATACGAAACAAGATAAAATCCCTGGAAAGTCTCTATCTACATACGACCTAACTGCCATTCTTTGGAGAAAATTGAATGGAATAGAAAGTGATAGTAATAATTACACGCATCCAGACTTTCATGCAATTAGTGAAGTATCTGGACTATCTGAAGCCTTGCTTGAGAAAATTGACAAGGTTGTTGGTAAGGGGTTATCTACTAACGATTTAACAGACCTTTTAAAAGATAAGTTAGATGGTGTTGAACAATCTTCTAATAACTACATTCACCCGTCTAAACATGATCTTGAGGAAATATCTGGATTATCAGAGTTCCTTACATCTATAGAAACAACAGCTGAGTCAGCTAATACAGCAGTTATTGCTATTTCAGCAGGAGCTTTAGATGGGTTAGACACTTTAGCATCTGTTGCTAGAGCTGTGAATAATGATGCTGATTTCTATGCAACGGTAAGTGAGTCTTTAGCTAAAAAAGTAGATGTAGTTGTTGGTAAAAGCCTTTCATCAAGTGACTTTACAGTTGCAGAAAAATCTAAGTTAAGTCTTTTAGAAAATTACACTCACCCGACAAGTCTTGGTAGCGTTCACATTCCACAAGGCGGTGTTAAAGATCAATTCCTAAAGTGGAAGTCTGATGGTGTGGCTGAATGGGCTTATGATAGATTTAACGCTCTTTTCGCAGGAAAAGGAATCTCTATTAGTGCTGACGGAGAAGTATCTGTTACCAATGAAGCCTTAACAACTACTAAAGTTGTTTCTAGTGAAGCTGAGCAGTTAGCTTTATCTATAGAAGAAGGCGATATCGTAGTAAGATCAGATGAAAAACAAACATATATCAAAGGTCCTGGAGTAACAGGCACTATTGATGACTTTATTCTATTACAAACACCTACTGATGCCGTTGCTAGTGTTAACGGACGTACAGGAGTAGTTGAAGTATATGAATTTACAGAAGCTGAAAGATTAAAACTTGCAGCAATAGAAGCAACAGCCCTACAAGTAGCTCAAGATAGTTATATCGAAGACGAACTTTTAGATTTAGGCTGGGCTAATTAATTTTAATAACGGAGGTACTCAATGGCTACTATAAATAGCGCAAAGGCACAGCTGATAGACACAATCTCGGCACTTGTTCCAACGGCAAGCGCCAAAGATATGATTTTCTTGGCTAAATCCCTAAAAGAAGCTACGGCTTTATATGGATTAAACTGGCAGGGTGATTACACTGTTGGTACAACTTATCAAAAAGATGACTTACTATCTTTTGAGAAACAAACATTTGTATGTACAGTAAATGACACTTTAGCAGGTGATGTATTTGATACAACTAAATTCGACCTTGTTGCTAGAGCTGGTATCGATGGTACTGATGTTGGTTTTGGCAATCCTCTTGAAGGCTTGCTTACAAACGAAGCTGGTGATGGAGTTGAGTGGGGCGATGTAAGTGCTATTGAAATTATAACTCAAGATCCT